CAATAAATTGATAGCTCTATCATCTGCTTCTTTTAAATTTGAATATTTATATAAGCTTTATGAGCAATATGATAATTTAATATTCAATCCAAAACCAAGAGATTCTGCAAAACGATGCATCATGCAGCTTTCTTATGATTGCGCGCCGGGTCAATTGTACGATCAAAATCTAATTAATCAAGCAAAGTCCACAATGAGTGAATCTCAGTTTCTACGGGAATTCGGCGCTCAATTTACTGACGATAGTTCTGGTTATTTCAAAATTTCAAAGATGGCTCTTTGTACAGTTCCAGATGGCGAAACGCCTTCTATAGAAGTCCAAGGAAGATCTGAAGATGAATATATAGTTGCTATTGATCCTTCTTGGTCAGAAACTGAGTCCTCCGATGATTTTGCTATTCAAGTCTTAAAGACAAACAAAGAAAAACAAATTACAACATTAGTGCATTCTTATGCTTTATCAGGCTCTTCATTAAAAGACCATATTAGTTATTTCTTGTATATATTGCAAAACTTTAATGTTGTAGCGATATGTATGGATTATAACGGCGGTGTTCAATTCATGAATTCTTGCAATGAAAGTGAATTGTTTAAAGATGCCAAAATAAATCTCAAACCAATAACGACAGAGTTTGAAAGGCCCGAAGAATACAATCAAAATATCTTTTTAACAAAAACAGAATATAATAAATCGGAATATAAATATGTATTTTTAAGAAAACCAACTTCCTCTTGGATACGTTTAGCTAATGAATTATTACAGGCTAACTTTGATCATCGTCGTATATTTTTCGCGAGCAGAGCTATTGATGATAATTTCAGATCTCAATCCAGAAGAAGAATAGGTATTGATAAACTCAAGTATTCGAATGTTTCAGATGACGATAAAGAAAGCGAAGAAGGTAAAATGATTGACTTTGTTGAACATTTGTCAGATATGATACTTTTAACGAAAACAGAATGCGCTCTTATTCAAATAACAACGTCTTCTCAAGGATTACAGAATTTTGATTTACCTCCTAGTTTAAAAAGGAAAGACGGACCAGATAAACCTAGAAAAGATAGTTATTCTGCATTAGTATTAGGCAATTGGTTGGCTAAAATCTATTATGACTTGGGTTCGTTTCAAGATGAAAATTATGGAGATAGCTTCGAACCTTTGTTTATATAGATTAAATGTCACTTTCAAAGTTAGAATGTGTAACTATTAATAACATATGAGCCGCAAGTATAATAAAAGATCTGACTATTGGAGCCAATTCTCCAAAGGAGAAACCGAAAACAAAAGTTTACCTTTAGATCAAATTTATAATAAGCAACAAGACAACAGCTCGGAACCAGCTTTAGTTGGTGAATCTTATTATAACGAAAGCAAAGCGAATTACGATAGGAATGATGTTGGCGATACTACTAATGTCAGACGTAATTTAGCGTATGTAGGCCCAAAGATTTATAAATATGGCAATATTCGAGAAGGCTTGCTACCTTTCGAATTTTCCGTAAACGGTTATAACGTTCGCGATTCTATCGAGCTTTGCCAAAAAGCATATGCAAATATAGCTATTTTTCGTAATGCAATTGATATTATGTCTGAATTTGCTAATGCGGAAGTTTATTTAGAAGGTGGAAGTCAAAAAGCAAAAGACTTTTTTACAAAATGGATGAAGTATGTAAAGATGTGGTCTGTAAAAGATCAGTATTTTCGCGAGTACTATAGAAGTGGCAATGTATTCTTTTACAAGATAAATGCTAAATTCGATATCGAAGATTTCACTAAGATCTTAGAGAGTTATGCTAATTACGACGGCCAATCTTACGAGACGGGTTGGAATTTATTTAAGTATCCAAGCGATTTTAATATTAAAAATCAAATACCTATTCAGTACATTCTTATTAATCCTTACTACTTGACAGTAAGCAGAACAAGTTCTTGGAAAAAGGTTATTTATCAGAAGATTTTATCGGAATACGAATTGGAAAGATTGCAAAATCCTAAAGACGAGCATGACAAGCGTTTGTTTGAAAACCTTGACGAACAGGCTCAGAGTCGTATTAAAAATGGTCAATGGGCTCGCGATGGTCTCAAGATCCAATTGAATCCTACAGATATTATTTATTCTTTTTATAAGAAACAAGACTACGAACCCTTCGCAATTCCTTTTGGCTTTCCAGTTCTTGATGATATCAATTTTAAATTAGAAATGAAAAAGATAGATCAAGCTATTTGCAGAACCATTGAGAACGTTGTTCTTCTTATTACTATGGGCACTGAGCCAACCAAAGGCGGTATCAATCATAGAAATTTAAAAGCAATGCAGTCATTACTTAACAATGAATCGGTTGGTCGAGTTCTTGTCGCCGATTATACAACTAAAGCTGAATTCGTAATTCCTGATCTACAAAAAGTTTTAGGATACGAGAAGTACAGGATCGTTAACGAAGATATCAAAGAAGGTTTGCAAAATATTCTTATCGGTTCGGAAAAATTCTCCAATACTGCTGTTAAAGCCCAAATGTTTTTTGAAAGACTCAAAGAAGCGAGAAATGCATTTTTAAATGACTTTCTACAACCACAACTTGAACTTATCTTTTCAAACTTAGGATTCAAAGGAAAATGTCCAGTTGCAAAATTTGAAGAAGTCTCATTAAAAGATGAAACTCAGTTTAATCGCGTAATTACGAGAATGATGGAGCTTGGAATTCTGCCTCCAGAAGAAGGTATGAGAGTTATTCAGACCGGTATTTATCCAACTCCAGAAGAGCTACAATCTGCTCAAGAAAAATTCGTAGAAGATAGAAAGAAAGGTTTTTATAATCCTATCGTCGGAGGTGTTCCTACTATATCTGCTCCTGCTCCAAATTTTCCATCAGCACCGCCAAACTCAGATTCATCCGCTAATCCTTCAGTTCCAAAAGCTCCAGCGGGTTCTCAGAACGTTAAAACAGGACCACCAAAAGAAAAAGGTAGACCTCTTGGAGCTAAAGCCGCCGTTTTCTCAAAAGATTCAATTCAAAAAGTATTTAATGAAACAAGTAAATTGTATTATATAGTCGAAGCTGGTCTTAAAAGCAAGTATAATAAAAAGAAACTATCTTTAGAACAGAAACAAATAGCCGAGAATATTTCCGAAGCAATTATAGTTGGTTGCGAAAGTTCCACGTGGAACGAAATAGGCGAGTCAGTAATTAAAGATGCATCTATATTAGATAAAATATCTATTCTTCCTGAAATTCAAGCTTTAGCCAGCGAACGCGATTTGAATACTTACGCTGCTAGCTTATTATATCACAGCACTAAATATTAAGTGTAAAAACTATATTATGGATCTTCCATTTCAGTATAAAACTCGATTTGAGAATGTAGTTTCCGCTTCATCAAATTTTGATAATAATTTCTTAGTATCTAAAGCTTCATTAGAGGATTTGAAGAAAATAATTCCTGCTTCTGTTGATTTAACCAAGAATATTGATCTTGTTGGCGTTGCTTTTAACGCTGCTGTTATTAATCGTTTTAATAAAAATGGTGATGGCATTGACACTGATACCGCCATCGCTTTTAAAAAATACTTCATTCATAAGCCAACCAACATTGAACATAAAAAACAACGCGTTGTTGGCCACATCGTTAGCGCGGCATTCACTTCTTATGGGAAAAATGAAGTAATAGATGAGCAACAGGTGGTAAAAAAGTATAACCCTTTTAATCTGGGATTGGGCGCCGTTGTATATAAAAGCGTAGATCGCGATTTCGCCGACGCTCTTATTGAATCGGGAGATCAAGAATCTAAATTATTCCAACAGATTAGCGCAAGTTGGGAAATTGGTTTTAATGAGTATTTAATTGCCGTTGGAAGTGTGGACTTAAAAGATGCTGAAATTATTAGCAAAAAAGAACACATCGCTGAGTATAAAAAATACCTTCGCGGATTCGATGGTCCCGGCACTCTTAATGATGGCACTCCAGTTTATCGTTTGGTAACTGGTCGTATTTATCCATTGGGTATTGGATTCACAACTAATCCAGCAGCAGATGTTAAAGGCGTGATAGTTGATACCGGCAGTTTAATGGATACAGAAGAACAAAACGATACAGAAGCTGAAATAATCGAAGTGAATACTTCTGACATCATTAATCTTAAGAATAACAATATTTCACAAACTAACAATAACACTGTAAATACAACTAAAATTAATAATATGGATCTAGAACAAATAATTTCCGCATTTAAAGAAGTTCTTTCACAGAAAGAAACTTCCCAAGTAAATTTCAGCGAAGAAGCTATCGCAAACATCTCCGTTAAAATAGCTGATTCTATCAAAGCCAAAAGCGATGAAATGAAGAAAGAAATGGAGACTGTTGAAAAAGCTAAAAAAGAAACTTCTGAAAAAGCAGAAAAACTAGAAAAAGATTTAGACGAAACCAAGAAGAATCTCGCTGAAGCTGCACAAAAGATTGATGAGCTTCAAAAGAATATGGAGTCAAAAGCTTCTCAAGAAATTTTCAGCGCAAGAATGTCTGCTCTAGATTCTGATTATGATTTTTCTGATGCAGATCGTCAGATTCTCGCTAATGAAGTGAAGACTCTTGATTCTTCAGAACAGTCTTTTGCATCTTATAAAGAAAAAGTTGCCGTTATCTACAGTCACAAGAGTAAAGCTCACAAGCAAGAACAAGATAGAATTTTTCAAGAACGTCTCGAAACCGAAGTCGCCAAGAGAGTGTCGCAAGCTAAGGTTGTAGAGTCCGCAACTACCGCCGTCGCAAGTCAATCTGTACGAATCGAAACGGCATTAGCTAATGCCACAGTTCAAGAACCTAGCTCTCCAGCGATTCCTCAAAACATCTCTGTTTCAGAACAAACTCTTTCTTGGAAAGAGAAAGTTAGCAAAGCTTTCAGTAAAGAAAATATCACCGTTAAATACTAAAATATATGTCACTACGTTTATATCCATTTAGACAATAT